GGTCTTGCAGTTGAGTTTAATGTACCACTCGTCTCCGCTACTCAGACGACTCGTTCTGGCTATGGGAGTAGTGATGTTGATCTTACTGATACAAGCGAAAGTTTTGGGCTTCCCGCAACTGCTGATCTTATGTTTGCTCTTATTTCTACGGAGGAATTGGAGGAACAGAATCAGATAATGGTCAAACAGTTGAAGAATAGATACTATGATCCCACACTTAACAAACGTTTTGTTGTGGGTATTGACAGAGCTAAGATGAGACTGTATAATGTTGAACAGGAGGCACAGAATAACATCATGGACTCAGGTCAAGTTGTTCTGAATCAAGAGACAGTCAAGGCACTGACTCAATCCAAAACTAAATTCAACGACTTTAAATTCTGATGAAGGATCAAGCGTCAGTAGGAGAAGAGTCTTCTGCTATTAAATATGATAGAGCACTTGCTCTGTTCACTGAGTCAGTGCTAAAACCTGACCATGATCTCCGTGGTTGTGCCCATAACCAAGGTTGTTACGACGAACTGTTAGAGATCAGAGAACATGTCTTAGAATATCTAAAGACATTAAAAGAAGTCACACACCATACTAATCCAGATGAAAGTGATGACATTGAAACACAAAAAGTAATTGATGCTAAATCATGAAAAAACAAATAGATTTTAAACGTTACGAGGAGTTCGTGGATGCTGTCACATCCGATTGTTCTAAAGATTTTGTCGATCTTGCTGATCGTTTGGTTGAACTTGACAGACAGGGTGCCAATATTGAACGTCTTACCACTTCTGGTGTTGGCCTTGCTGCTGAAAGCGGAGAGTTCTTGGAGATCGTTAAGAAGATGGTATTCCAAGGTAAACCTTGGAGTGACAGTAATAGAGAACATCTTCTTATTGAGTTGGGTGACGTTATGTGGTACGTAGCACAAGCATGTATGGCATTAGGTGTAGACTTTGAAGATGTATTAGAGATGAACGTCAAGAAACTAGAGAAGAGATATCCTAGCGGAACATTTGACATCTATAAATCAGAGAACAGAGCAGCAAATGACAGGTGATCTGTATGATGACATGGCAAAACTAAACTCTCTTTATGAAGAGATGATGTGGCCACATACGGACGAGTTAGAGTTCGTTCCAGACTATAAGAATGATAGAATAATTATATACAACAAGTCTAGATCAGGAGATAATCCTTTCATACAAATACATGGAGACAATTAATTTATTCCCTACGACAGTAGGCAAATTTAATTTAATTGACTATACCGATTGGGTTGCCAAAAGGTATGAACATCACATGTTCAATGAGGGTTTAACAGGAGAGTTGAATGGTAAGGTGTTAGTTCATCTTGACCCACAACTTAATAGTTTTATGCTAGAGGTTAATGACTGTATAGATCAGTACCTAGCATCTATGAACGTAGAATATAATATTCATTTCATGAAGACATGGTATGCTATCAGTGGTGAGGACTGTTCAGTTCCTAATCATTGTCATGACCCTGCTCATATATCATGGGTGTATTACTTGGACACACAAGATCCACTATGCTTTACTAAGGATAGTCAGAACGAGTGGTTCCCACAGGCATTTGCTGACGCAGAGAAGAATTTCGTTAACACATCTGTCTGGGAGGAGAACACACAGGAGGGTGACCTACTAATATTCCCTGCTAACTTGAGACACATGACATATAATACTGGACACCGTTGGAGTCTAGCAGGAGACGTACTACTTACTAACACAGATCTAAATAAAGAAGGAGGACTCACACACCCACGGTACTGGAAACAATTCTAATGGGAGCACTATCACCAAAAGATCTACGAAGCAATGACCCAACAGGTGTAGGAACGTCACGTGCTGCTGTATTATTAGATGCTATACAAAAAGGAACTCCTCTAGAGTTCATGAAAGGTGGCAAGTATGCTGTACAGGTTAAAGACCCAAAGATAATTGGTCTACTCAAGGACGCTGCTGATACTCTAGATGAAAAGATACATGATAGATTGAACGCTGCTATAAAAGGTAATGGTAAGTTGAAATATATCACGAAGAGTGGGACTGTTGATATGAAACTCTCTGATCTAGAGAAGACAACAAGGTTTGGATCTACTAAAGGATCAGGTGGTGGTGCAGCAGGAACAGCACTACAAGAATCTGCTGCAGCATGGTTTTCTGCTGTTAGATTTAGTAGGAGTAAAGACTTAAAGTATGCTCCAAACGATGATGAATATAAAAGTGTTGAGAGTATAGTTGATACAGACAAAAAATTAAGTGACATCAAAGCATTTCTAGAAGAAGAACCTGCATGGGTTGATTCATGTATGGCTACTGCTAACGCATTGTATAATGAGTTTGGTAAAGGAACAAAGAACAAATACAAATGGTACAGAGGTGGTAAGTTTGTTGACATGCTCAATAAACAGTTTAAGAAAGTCAACGACAGTTATGACTCAGCTCCATTTTCTAACTTAAACAAGTGGACACCCGCAGACATCTGGGCATGTGAGTGTAGTGTAACTCAAGATCAGTTGACAAAGGCAACTAACTTTGCTTCTTACAATGCTCTGCTCAAAGAATTTATTGATGATCAAATATTGTTTGGTATATCTCTAAAGAAAACAACCAGTGATAAGATTACTCTTAAACATGTAAACTATACTAAATCTAGACCAGAGGACGGTTTCAAAGACATATATGCTAAGTCATTTGATTCATTGGATGTCTGGATGTATACACAGGGTCAAATGAATATAGAGGTTCAGTTCCGTGACACATCTGGAGGTAAAGGATTACAGTGGCAGGGTGAAGCGATAGGTGCTTTAGCTAAACATGGTAAGATAGGTGGTGGTGTTTACAGTCGTATCCTAGAAGAGGTGACTGGTAAGGCACTGTATAGAAATATTGATGTGTATAAATCAGCAGCTAAAAGCGGTAGTTTAAACAATCGTCTATTGAAATTAGCAAAGAAGCATGAGGATATTATTAATGGAAGTATGAATCCCAAGAAGACTTCTAAGTTTGTAGCACCAAAGATGACAAAGGAAACTATAGAATATCATTATAATAGAACAACAACTAAAGGACAGTGGGTGTTCTCAAAGTATCTTGGTCTATTATTTGTAGATAGAATGATGGACTTATCAACAGGTGACCAAGATAAAGTGGCAAATTTAATTGCGTTGTATGCTACATCACAATCAAAAGATTCCGCACCATATTTAAAAGCAATGTAATGGCAAATATAACTCAACTAAAACACTTAGAACATATAGAAGATGAGATGCTCAACTACGGAGTAGAGGGGTGTGATGCTGCTGTGTCTGCTATGAAAGAGATGCTTCGTATGTTAGGTAAGAAACCTAGCAGTGGTTACATGCAGACTAAATGGGATGGTGCTCCTGCTGTAGTATGTGGTAAGCATCCTGTCAATGGTATGTTCTTTGCGGGAACCAAGTCAGTATTTAATAAAGAACCAAAGATATGTTATGACGAAGCAGATGTAGATATTATGTACGGTGATGCTAGTGCTGATCTACAAGAGAAATTAAAATTCTGTGTCAAGTATTTTCCTGACCTTAATATACCTACTGTTGTACAGGGAGATCTGTTGTTCACTTCAGATGTAAAAGAGGAAGAGGTAGATGGTGAGAAATTATATACGTTCACACCTAACACTATCACCTATGGTATACCAGTAGATCATCCTATAGGCACACAGATTAAGAACGCAAAGATAGGAATAGTATTTCATACACACTACACTGGTAAAGAACTGACTACGATGTCAGCAAAGGGTGGTGCTCCTACTTCACAGTTCAGTAAGTCTGACAACGTGGTGGTAGTAGAGAATGATACAGAGATGTCAGATGTATCTGTTGACGCATCTAAACTTAAAAAGTTTGAAGCTAACGTCACAATCATAGCTCAGATGTGTAAGAAGTCTGGTAAGTTTTTAGATCATCTAGTAGAGAACATGGGTACGAAAGGTGATAAGAAGTTTCATGTAGCATCATATCTTAAACAGTTCTTCAATGCGGAGATCAAAGCGTCTCGTAGTATCACTGATCCTAAGAAAGCACTCAAGTCATTGGGTGAGTTCTATCACGAGAAGATGGGCAAGGAAGTTAATAAGATGAAGAGTGTACAGAAACAGGCAGAGAGAAGGAAGATGTTATACGATGGTCTATCATATCTGGAAGACAATGAACAAGCGTTCCATGCTATGTTCAACCTCTATAGAAAGATACAAGAGAATAAAACTATAGTCATAGAAGCATTAGATAACCTTGAAACTTTTAGAACTTTTGTACGGACTGACAAGGGGTACAAGGTCACCGCACCAGAGGGCTATGTGTTACATCACAACGGAGACATGATCAAACTTGTAAATAGAATTGAGTTCTCTTACATCAACTTCACACTGGCAAAACAATGGAGATAATAGATTATAAATGCGTGTACTTTACCTTTGGTAGGTTCCAACCTCCAACGATAGGTCATGGTGAAAACTTCAAGGCAGTAGCAAGCAAGGCAGGGAAGTGTGACTACTATATCTACTTGTCGCAGACTGTAGATAAGAAAGGATCTAATCCTCTACCTCCTGACAGGAAATTATACTATGCTAAGAAGATGTTCCCACAGTTGTCAAAGAAAATTAGATCAGGTCCTAAGGATCCCGTTGCTATACTATCAGAACTACAGTCACAGGGATATGATGATGCTGTCATGGTAGTAGGTAGTGACAGAGTGCAGGCTATGCAGTGGATCAAGAACTATAATGGTAAGGACTATACCTTCAGAAAGATAGAAGTGATATCTAGTGGAGAACGTGATGCTGATGGTGACACCTTCGCTATATCTGGTACAAAGATGCGGAGAGCAGCTGAAGCAGGAGACTTTGAAGGGTTCAAGAAAGGTATACCAAAGGCTTTGGGACCTAAAGAGACGCGGAATTTATTCGATGAAATAGCAGAACTGTTATAAATAAAACTGTAATAAGATTAGAGTTTGATGAAATCATTCAGCGATTTCAAAACGATACGCAAAGAGGTCAAGGATCAGAACGTCCGTGACCAATATTATCGTGAAGAAATTTATAAAGTAGGTGAGTGGGTACTCACTGAAAAGGATAACGTAGGTAAGATCATTAGAAGAGGTCCTAACTATGTCATCTGTTTGACTGCTGAAGATACAAAGTTCCGTACATGGGTCAAAGATATTAAGGAAGTCTTTGAAATTGGTACGGATGCCTACAGGCAATATGTTATGTCGTTGACACCTGGTCAGAAGGTACAGAAACCTAAAGGCACAGAGAAAGTTAACCAAGTAATACCAACAGACCCCAAAAAAGATAAGATGGACAACCATGAATCCCTAGTTCAGGCTGTAGTAGCACAGCTTAACGAGTACTCACCAGTACCACCAGTCAAGAAGACACCAGTCGGAAAGGAAGGAACTGCTAACAAGAATCCTAAAGGAGCAGGAGGAGCAAAAGGTATAGGTGGCGGTGACGCACCTGGCATGAAGATGGCAGAACCAAAGGGTACAAAGGGTAAACCATCCATCAAGAAACCTAAGCATGCTTGTGCTACTAAGGTGGAACATCCAGAGTGGGGAGCAGGAAACTGTCTGAAGGAGCAGCATACACTAGACGAAGACGGAACAGTAACACACTACGATGTTATGTTTGATCATGGTCTAGAGCAGAACGTATCAATCAACGAACTCAACGTCACACTGTCTGAGTATCATGAACACGCAATTAATGATGACAAGAACAAAGAAGTTCTTGATGAGAAGAGTCTTGATCCAGTCAACAAGGTGGCAGTAAAGAAAAAGTTTAAGGATAGAAAAGATAAAGATATAGACAATGATGGTGATACAGATAGCAGCGACAAGTATCTACACAAGAGAAGAAAGGCGATCTCCAAAGCGATGGCAAAGGAGCATCACGAGAAAGATCCTACTACTGGAAAAGTTATTCCACATTCAGATGAGGAGAAAGATAAGGATCTAGGTGGTGATGGCACTCCTAGTTCAGTGGAAGAAGGTAAGAAGAAAGGACTATGGGATAACATCCATGCCAAGAGAAAGAGAGGAGAGAAGCCAGCAAAGAAAGGTGACAAGGACTATCCTAAGACACTAAACGTAGAAGAGAAGGGTGATGTAGAACCAGGTTCTGATATGAACTGTGGTTGTGGACAGAC